TCAGTTGGTGGCTACTTTACCAGATTCTTTTGTGTCTGTAACGACAGATTGCACATACGACAATAACCAAAAACTTTTTCGTCCATCCTTGTGTGGCCTTTGGTATCTGCCTTCACGAACTCTTGCGTCTAACGTTTCAGGTTCAATATTGAGCATGTGTGCAAATTCTTCACGACCAACGCGTCGCTCTTCTTTAGATTGAGCCAGGCGTTCAACAACAGCCACAAGCTTTTCCATTAAACCTGGTTCAATCTTAATTGCTTGTCGCATTACGTGCCTCCTTTTTGGCTTCAACTCTCTTTAAAATCACATTTAATGTTCCGCGATTTATTTTCAAAATTTTTGCAGCCTTTGATTTACTTCCTCTTGCCTTAACTAAAGCCTTTTCGAAAAGCAAATAGGTAACATGGTCAAGAATCTCGTGATAGCTATCACCAGCCTGTAGTGCGATATCTAGGTCGGTTTCAGTGAGGATCACATTCACTTTATTGCTCTCCTTTTTTCAATTTAGCAGCCTTGGCTTTAACCTTGGCCATGAGCAAACATGTCTCATTAGTTGTCGGGTTGGCTAATTTATGGAAGCCTTTAGCGTAACGCACCATTTCTGCTTTACTCATGAGAATCAGATTTTCAATACGACAATCGGTTTTATCCTGGTTCTTAAATGCAACTACGTGATTGTCAGGAACAGGACCATAATGTTTTTCCCATTCATGTCTGTGTTTAAGGGCAAAAATATTAGGTTCAGCAATTTTGATATGAACATAGCCATCTTTATTGTCTATTCGCTCATATCCAATTGGTTTTGTATTCCAGGGGCTTTGACCTTTCTTAAAACTTGTCTTGTTTGCCCCTGTTAACCCTTTTGTGCCCTTATTCGGAGGCACGCTTCCTTTTTCAAAACGACCAGTTCGGCCAGTACTCCATTTGTTGCGCTTACACAAACTACTAAGACATTGCACGGTTAGTTGCGTTTCAAACTTTTCGTTAAAAAGCCGGGTTAATTCTTTACGCTCAAGGGTGCAGTTAGACTTTACAAAGTCCAACTGCTCAAGCGTATATTTAATAGCTTGACCTTTAGCCATGACTAATCGTCCTTTGAGTTGTTTTAAAAGCCTCAGGAAGATTGTCAGCTCCGTCCTTCATACCTCTGTATTCAGCAACAAGTTTTGTTGCTTGTAGTTGCAAATTGGCATTTTCAATTACAGATTTACAGATATCATTTACTGCGCCAGCACGAGCGCATTCTTCTTTAAGAGCATCACCCTTAAGCTCTTTATTGCTTAATCGATCTAGTTGAGCAAAAAGGTGTTTATTTAATTCTGATAAATTTGACATTTGTTCTCTCCGGAAATCATCACTAAATTAAGACTTCAATTGTTCTTCAAACTCTTTACCAAGAGTCTGAGCTAACGAATTGCCAACTAACTCTCTAGTGACCATTCCATATTGTTTTTTGAACCTAAAATTAAAGCCGCGGCCATCTTCCATATCTCGAACCTGGTAGCCCAAATGGGCTAACCAGATTTTGAAGGCTAAGAGGTTTTTGCGTTTCACGACCGTTCGCATCACTTTCTCCAGCTACCTTCTTTCAGCAAAACGTTATAGAGGCACTGATCAATTTCAGAAGCATTTACATTGTCGAAGTGATGATTCTTTTTTCATGATTAGCCACCAAACATCCAAACTACTAAGTTTGAGATAACGATCCAAAGCACAATCGAAAGGGCAATAAACTTAATAAAGTCAATTGCATTGGCTTTAATGGTTGCTAAACGAGAAGGGCGCTGTTCTTCAGCGGTAGGGTGCTGAAATAATCGGGCAGTCGTTTGACTCTGAATAGTGTTTTGTTTCATACTTGTCTCGCAGTTTGCAAAGCACATCGAGAGGTAGGAGGTTCGGTGTGCTTTTTTGTTGTCTACGAGACAAATACTACTTTAAGTAGAAATTAAGTCAATACATAGTAGGGATTATTTCCTACTTAAAGTTGTATATTATTGGTTTTAAATAATAAAAAACCCACAAAAAGTGGGTTTAAAGTAAAAAATTAATAATTGGTTTCAAAGAAAATAAGCTGAAATTCAATAAATATCTCGGTACAAGCCAACCACTTTTCCAACAAGGCGGCAATCTTCGGAAAGTTTAATAATTTTATCAGGCCAGTCTGGGTTCAATGGTTCCAAGAATTTACTTGTTCCTTCGCCCTCAATGATAAGCTTTTTAAAAGTCGCCTCTGAATCGCCAGCGCAAGCTACAATTACAAGATCATCTGTTTTAAGATCAAATGTTTGAATGTCTGGATTCACATATATTCTATCACCCGGTAGAAAGGTTGGAGCCATAGAATATCCTACTACTTTTAAAGCATATCCATTTTTCCCGCATCTTTTATTTGGCGGTAAATATTCTTCAATTTCCGTATCTTTCAAAACTGTCTCAATCGGTGTAAATGAACCAGCCGCAACCCAAGAGATTACTGGAACCCTGCGTCCTTCGAAACCAACTTTATCTGATAAATCAATATTATTGTCTAACTTAGTGCCATGGTCTAAGTAACTAATTTCCACTCCAAAAATATCAGCCAATGTTTGTAGCTTTTCAATTCTTGGTTTAGCAGAACCGAGTGTATATCTACGAGCCATCTCATAAGAAACACCAATAGCATTTTTTAACTCATTGATAGTTTTAATTGGAGAGTCTTTTGCCTTCATCAATGCGTTGAGTCGGTCCGCAAAGTCTTTGTATTTAGCGTCATCCATCAAAATAGGCTTCTTTTCTACTGTGGGTAGAATTTTACTATCAATTTTTAGTTGCACCAATTCTATTTTTGGTAGTATATTTCTTTCTACTTTAAGTAGGTTTTTTGGTGTCATTTATGACTACTCCACATGAAGCATTTAATAACGCTGTGACTTTTGCAGGGAGCATCTCAGCTTTAGCTCGAAAAATAGGGGTTACACCTTGGGCTGCTAGCAAATGGAATCCTGAGAAAATTCCAGAAGATCGCTGTTTGAAAATTGAGGAAATTACTCAGGGTCAAGTTAAGGCAGAACAATTACGACCAGATATTAACTGGGAATATGTTCGCAAGAACCTTAAGAAGCAAAACCAATCCGTGAGCTAATTCTCACAAATTAGCAAACGTGCGTATACGTGAAATTTAAAGAGGGATTCACATATGAGTGAAATCAACTTAAGCCCAGAGGCTAAAACAGCAATTTACAAGATGATTCACCAGTCACAAGGAGTTACGCCGCAAGAAATTGCAAACGTACTTGGTGACTCTTACAAGAGCGTACTTAATTACGCAAACCCAAATATGGAAAGCCATTTACCAAGTATTAAGAAGCTTGAGGCAATGATTCAGTTTACACGCAACCCAGCTTTAGTTAAGGCATGGGCACACATGCTTGGTTATGTTCTAGTGCCAGCTAATCAAGTGGATGAGAAAGGCCATGAAGTCAGCATTGTTGAAACCTTGCTACATATAAATATTAACAATGGCCAAACCAATCAACAGGTCCACAAAGTTTTAGAGGATGGAGTTGTTACACCTGCGGAATTAGCAGATACAGAAGAAATCTTAGAAGAAATGGAAAACCACATTCACCAGTTGCATGAAGCACTTAAATCAGAAGCAGCAATCTACATTTCAAAATCACAAAAAGAAAAAGCTTGATCTGCGAAATCAAGCTTTTAGGTGATTCATTAATTTCAAGGGTCAATGAATATGCAAACTAATTTAGCAAACCAAACAGCTAAAGGCAATCTGCAAGAGCAGAAACGTCAGCAAAGTTACCAGTCGTGGCATGAACCAGCTTTAAAAACTTTGTCGGATTTGTTGGAAGGACGCAAAGCGAACTTAAAAAAACGAAACCATGACGTAAATCAAGCGGCAGTAACGCGTGATGAGTTTATGCAAGGTCTGGTGGATGAGTACGGAGTGCATGGCATAAATCTCTACCATGCTGGCGTAATTATATCGAGTCTTTATAGAGCTAAGCGGATCCGCTATTTGGGCTCATTCATTCAGGCGAATGAAGAGGGGGATAAATGAGCTTAGACGCTACTGTGTGGGCTTGGAAAAAGAAATTCACTCAAGCTAAGGGTGGTTCGTCTCCAGCTCTAAAAAAATTAGTGCTGCTTTCAATGGCTGATCGTGCGGATGAGCAACATTGCTGTTATCCGAGTTCAACACGTTTGGCTGATGACTGTCAGATTAATAAAAAAACCCTTTTTAAGATTCTGGATGAGCTCTGTTCTGAGGGATTAATTTTCGATACTGGTGAAAGAAAAGGCAGAACAAAGCAGGTAATTGTCTATCGTTTAATTGGTGTACAAGGTCGAGAAAATACAGTACCAACGTTGGAACAGTTAGGCTCAGAAAGCCTTGATACACAAGGGGAAGATTTTGAAACAGTACCAACATTGGAACAGTACCAACATTTCCAGCAAACAGTACCAACATTTCCAGTAAACAGTACCAACGTTGGTACACGGAATCTATCAAGTAATCTTTCAGATGAATCTAAAAATAAAAAAACTTGGCTTTGTTTTAAAAAACTTCGTGAAGAAATTTTACTTTCTGACAAGTCTGTAGATTTTGATCAACTCGTAATGGAGTCATGGTACCACCGTGAATTAAGAGCATTTGAACTCAACAATGCATCAAAGAATCTTTGTGATGATCTTTTGATTTTCCATTTTGCTGATTGGTTGCTGAATGCAAAAGCTAAATACGAACGCCGTCAAAAAGCATCACAACCGGCTAAGTCATTTTCTGGTGAACAAAACAATTCAACCGGTTTAAGTCAAAAGCAGATTGCTGTCTTCGCTGACAAGCTTTCTAAACATCCTGAGTTTTCTAGCAAGTATGCCGAAGGTAACGAAAGCTATGAACAACTTGCAGCACGTATCGCAGTAAAACTCGCAGATCCTGAGCAACAACAAAAATGGATGCCATACCTCATTCAGGTTGGATTTCAACAAAAAGGTAAAGGAGAGGCGGCTTGAATAAATTCGAGATTTTAGCGTGGGGCTTATTAATTTCATTTTTTACAGCAGCTATTAGCGGTGCGGTGGTTTTGTGGTGGTTGGCGCGTAAAGAACATGATGAGGTGAAATGATGATTAAGGCTGAAGTTGTTGTTGATGGCGACTGGTTGAAAATTGGTAATCGCAGTATCCGTATGAACCAATATCTTGATTGGGTTGTTCTATTAGACGGGGTAGCAGAAAAACAATTTCGCTTACTTGAAGACGCTATCAAACATTGTTTGGAACAAAAATATGATTGGTCTGTAATTCCTGCACACGTCAACTTTATGGCAACAGATGAGGATGGGATGGCATGTGGTTGGTTGGTTGAGCCTCATATTGTTGGTAATGCATGGCGAAACCAATCTCATCTTTCAGCGTTTTTTAACTTAACGAAACGCCAAAACCCCTTCAGAGGTGATTGGAAAGACTCACTTGAGAAACGTCCTGAATATGTAGAGCCAGTGCTTAAGGATGGTGAAAAATGAGTCATTTTCATGATGTGCAAACTATTCAGGTTGATAAAGACAAGCAGGTTATTCAATTCACACGCAAGCGTGAAATTAGTGAATGTGATCATGGCCATATCCAAATTTCTGAAGAAGACAGTGAAGTTTTATGCACTGACTGCAACACGAAATTAAACCCTGTTTTATGGATTGCCAAATATTTAGACCAATTGAATCAAGTCACCCAACGTAATAACAGAATGCTGGCAGAGGTCCGTGAAATACAGGCAAAGCTTGAAAAGAAAAATAAGTTTATGTGCAAACACTGCCATGAAGTAAACACTATTGATTTTAAGAAGCTTCCTTCACAAGCAGCTGTAGTGCGCGGTATGGCCGTAATTGATCAAGAGTTTGACGGTATGAAAGTGGAGCATAGCCGATGAAGTTGACTAAACAGCAACGTGCTGAGCTAAAACAAAAGTTTGGTGGACATTGCGCTTACTGTGGTGAGTTGCTTGGCGATAAGTGGCATGCAGACCATATCGAAGCAGTGAAGCGAGATTTAATTCATGTGGGTGGTGGAAAGTTAATTACGGGTGAAATGACTAGACCGCAAAACGACACTTTAGAAAACATGAACCCTGCATGTGTTTCTTGCAATACAAACAAATCGTCTATGCCGCTGGAAGGGTGGCGAAAGATGCTTACACATTACCGTGATGTGCAGTTACTACGCGATAGCACACATGCTCGTCATTTACTACGTTTTGGGCTGATTGAAATCAAATCTGAGCCTGTGAAGTTTTTCTTTGAGAGTTATAAAGAGGGCCAGTCATGAATAAACCATTAGAAACTTTTGATATAGACGCAGCAAAGGCTCGCTACGAAAAATTACGAGGCCGATATAACCGGAGTGGGCTATCTAATACTGATTACAACGAGCTACTTCAATTAGAAAAGGCAATCGAGCAAGCAAAGAAAGTTAATGAAGGAGCGCCGATTGATGAGCGAAAATAAGTTATCACCAAGACAGTTGGTACTCATTCGACGGGCAGCTGAAGATGCTATACATGCTTGCAATAGACATTACGGCCCATTTGTTGACTATGTTGCTCACCCATTAAATATCATTTCATTGGTTGATATGGCGCAAGAAAGCCTACACCAGCAAGAGCTAATAAAACAAAAGGATACAGTAATAAAATTTGCTAACAGTATGGCGAATTTAGATCAACAGAAGTTCAAGGAATTACAAGAACGGATAAATCTTGCCCTGCAACAAATACAAGGCAATTTGCAATATGTTGAGCAGGATAAGAGAGAAAACTTTGAATTTCTGCAAATGGCTATGATTCGAGCATTTAAAGAATTAGAGAAAGTGCTCAATGGTGGTGAGCCTAAATGACATCGATGAGTTTAGCGGATTATCACTCTAAATTTCCAAACGGCCATAAAGCTAAAAAGGGCCGTAATAAATTTAATGCTTCAAAAGTCACATTAGATGGGATGACTTTCGACAGCAAAAAAGAACTCAAGCGATATATCGAACTTAAAGCCATGCAGCAACGCGGTGAAATCTTTGGATTAGAGCACCATGCAAAATTTGAATTGGCTCCTAAAACTAAGATAGAGGGGGAAAAGAGAACAAAGCCGGCACTTAGATATTTTGCTGATTTTACTTACTACCTCATCAATGGCGAGTACATCGTTGAGGACGTTAAGTCTATTGCTACTAGGAAATTACCTAGTTATCGCAATAAGAAACATTTAATGAAAACTGTACACGGTATTGATATTAGAGAGGTTTGAGAAAAGTTTATGAGCGACATTGAAACGGTAGGCTGGACGGCAGATAAGCGGTTTTTCATATTAAAAATTAATATGGAAACGAGTTTGACTACAGATGATTGTGAGGTTTTAGCAGGATTGTTTGTTGAAAAATATAGTCTGGAATTTTCAGGCTGCCAGTTTCATGGAAAGCTCGCAGTGATATGTGGAGATAAAGTTTACGTGAATCCTTGGGCGCTTGATCAAGAAGCAAGTGTAGATGAACCAGTTGAGGAACTGTCATTTAGTGAGTTCCAAACGTTATTGAATAATTAAGGTATAGGGGGTGCTTATCTTATGACTACAGTTGTAATGGATTGGTCAAGATTTTCTATTTTTGAATGGTTCGTTTGTGGCTTAAACCCGAAATCACCTTCATTTGGTGCTGCGAACGTTAGATGTACTGATGGGAGGTCAATAGACTTTCATGACAAATTAGGGGTGGTAGCTGCAATGGGTGATCAACTAACAAAATCAGTTGCAATGGTCATTATGACCGAAGGAAAGTCCCAACGGGATTATGAATATGTTCGCAATCATTTAGCTAAAATAATGATTGATGGAGCAGAGAAAGATAAAAGAAGAGAGCCTAAGGGGATAGCTATTTACCACTTAGCTTGGTTAATTGCTCGTATTGTTATTGATTTTGCTTTAGATCCCGAATTAGAAAACGCACATAAGGATCCTGGTCGACTTGTTTATGCCGGCATTAGAAGTTTCCAAATGGATCCGGAGGTATACCGCAAAACATGGAAACGATACGAAGATATGATGATTGCCGCGCTTAATGAAGAAATTTTAAAAGCTACTGTAATCGCTGAACGCTATAAGAAAGAAACCTTAAATGAAGCAAGAAATTAGTTTCCACTTTTGTGCTATTTGAGGTATAGTTTTATTAAATTGGTCGAAGTATAAATTAGACCAAATTGCATTTAAAAGCTCATCTAAACAGGTGGGCTTTTTTATGGCCTCATTAAAAGCTCGGGTCCTTAAGGATACCGAGTTTTTTTATTTTTAGTCTTAATTCTAGGAATAAACAGCATGACTATGACAAACGCTGAATTAGAGAATGAAATCAAAGCTCTAAAAACTCAAATTACATCTCTTCAAGGAACTGTTAGCAATAAAGCTGATGCTACAGCAGTAAGTGCTTTGAATGCCCGAGTTACTAGTGTGGAAGGTGTAAATACAAGCCAAGGTAATTCAATCACTACTTTGAATAATGGCTTAAATGCAGTTTCGACACGTGTTACTGCATTAGAAAATAAATAAATAAAAAACTCGGTCCCAAATGGAGACCGAGTTTTTTTATATCGAGTAAAACTGGGGACGAAGTACTGCGGTAACAGCACTTCGACCTCCTGACAGATGTAGCCTGCCAAAAGCCAAGCCCAGCTATCGTGCCCACGATTTGCGAAGGCTATCAAAAATATAAGCTTTTGCACAGGAAAATTTTTATGAAATCAAAACCAATAATTCCATGGCAAGGTGGTAAAACCCGTTTGGCTAAGGATTTGTTGTGTAAGTTCCCAGAACATTCATGTTATGTGGAATTATTTTGTGGTGGAGCAGCATTATTCTTCTTAAGAGAAGGACCAGCAAGAACTGAAGTAATAAATGATCTGAATGGCGAGTTGGTAAATCTGTACCGGGTAGTGCAGAACCATTTAGAAGAATTTGTGCGTCAATTCAAATGGTGCATTTCAAGTCGCCAGATTTTTGAATGGGAAAAACTAAAAGTACCAGACACACTAACGGATATTCAGCGAGCTGCAAGATTTTATTACCTTCAGCAACATGCGTTTGGTGGTAAGGTTTCTGGGCAGACATTTGGATATGCAACAACAGGCCGCTCTTTAAATCTCTTGCGGATAGAGGAAAGTTTAAGTGCAGCACATTTGCGTTTGAATGGAGTCTATATTGAAAACCTGTCCTGGGATATTTGCTTTGATAAGTATGACCGGGAACATACATTTTTTTATGCTGATCCGCCGTATCTAGATACAGCAGGTTATGGAGTGGATTTTCCATTAGATCAGTATGAACTTCTTTCTGAAAAGATGAGGACTTGCAAAGGGAAGGTAATGCTTTCAATTAATGATCACTTTACGGCTACTTTAGAACAGCAAGTCTATGATGATTTTGGAATGCCAGATAAAAGCGCTGGTTTGGACCACGTTGGTGATGCAGGTGGATATCCAATAGCCAAGAGATTCCCGATCATCATTCAGAAAGTATTTAAACGGCGCACAATCGCTGGTTTTTCTCGTTAAACAATGCACCTATTTAGGTGCTTTTTTATTGGTGTATTTATGGCAGTTACTGATAAACATCCGCAGTATATTGCTGCACAAAAAAGCTGGCACATTATGCGTGACGCCGTTGCTGGCGAAGAGCAGATCAAACAGGAACAAACCAAGTATCTTGCTAAATCTGCTGGCATGATTGAGGCAGAAAAGCAGGGGGATAAGGCTGGAGAAATCTATAAAGCTTATCTTAGTCGTGCTCAGTATCCTTTATGGGTTCAAGATGCATTACGCACAATGATTGGGTTAGTTTCAAAGCTTGAACCAAACATCGTAATTGAAAGCTCTCTGTTAAAAGGATTAATAGAGAACGCCACAAATGACGGATTTGGGCTTAAACAGCTTTTTATTCGTATTTGTTCAGAGTTGCTGGAGTTTGGGCGCTGTGGATTGCTTGTCGACGTTGATGCTAACGGGGTGCCATATTTTGCGCTTTATGATGCTTTATCTATTATTAACTGGAAGGAAAACAGTATTGGAGGCCGCAAGGATCTCAAACTGTTAGTACTCGAGGAGCAGTTCGATAATAGTGAAGATGAATTTGGCCATGATACGAAAACGGTCCACCGTGTTTTATCTATGGTAGACGGTGCGCTAACTGTCCGTTTATTTGATGGATCTATTGAAGAAGATAAAACGCCTGATTTAGGGGGTAACCAACTTTCATTCACGCCGTTTGTTTTTTGCGGCACGATTGATAATTCGCCTGATGTTGGTACGGTACCATTGCTTACAATGGCCAAGGCAGCACTGAAGTACTACCAGCTCAGTGCAGATTATTACCAGTCACTTCACCATACAGCGCACCCACAGCCATGGATTAATGGCCTTGATGATGATGATGACGATATTAGTGTTACTGGTGTAATGGCTGTCTGGAGTCTTCCTGGCGATTCTCAATGTGGTTATCTCGAAATTTCAGGAAATGGAATTGAACTCACTAAAAAGGAAATGGATGCACAAAAAAATGCTGCCCTTGAAGCTGGTGCCAAGGTTGTTGATACGAATACACAAGAGTCAGGTGAGGCTCGCCGTGCGCGTCAGGATGACCAGCAAGCAAGTTTACACAGTATCGTGATGTGTGCAGCTGCAGCAATAGAACAAGCTATCAAATATGCGGCTCAGTGGCTAAAGCTGGATTCAACAAAATATGCATTTACGGTTGAACCTGAGTTTATTGTGCAGGTCACAGATATTAATCTTGCAAAACAGCTTTATGAAGGTGCCATTTCAGGAAAAAACTCATTCCAGACATATTGGGAATACTTGATGACTGGAAAATTACCTGCTCATGACTATAAGGAAGAGGTCAAGCGAGTTGAAGGTGAACGGGACAGTATGCCGTTATAGAGGTGATGCATGGCTTCAAAAGAAGATAGATCGCTGATTGAGATACTTACCCAACACCAAGCGTATTTATATCGGGCTTCTTCAAAATCAGTTAATGACTTATTGGCAATCTTTAATAATGACTCAGCTTTATTGATTACAAAGCTTAAGGAATTGTTAGATGAATTAAATGATTCTGAAAAGTTGGCGCTTGCAAGTGGGCAGTATATAACGGCTAATCTCAAAGAGATTCGTGATCTGATTTCTCAGTGGTTCCTTGGACTAAATACTGCATTACCTGAAGCTTTCGCTGTTTCTGCTACTGCCTTGGCTGTTTATGAAGCTAATTACACGGCGAAGCTATATGGCGGCAAGATCAAAAAGCCAAATGGTGAAAAGCTATATGCCGCAGCTAAAAAAATACCATTGGTAGGCGGTGCTCTTGTTGATGACCTGCTATCCAGAATTGCTGAAAATGCTCGTCAAAAAGTTGAGTATGCAATTCGGGATGGTATTAACTCAGGTAAAACTAATCAGGAAATTGTTCAACGTATTCGCGGCACCAAAAGGCTTAATTATGAGGATGGACTTTTAAGTGGTACCAAGACGGATATTGACCGTACGGTGAGAACAGTCCGCAGTCATGTGGCTAACCAGGCATATTTAAATAGCTTTAACCAGATAGGCTTTGAATACGTAAAACTGGTTGCTACTTTGGATGGGAGAACATCTAAACTATGTGCTTCACTTGATGGTGCGGTTTGGGAGATTAACGATCCAGCAAAGCGTGTACCGCCATTGCATCCAAATTGCAGAAGCATTCTTGTACCCGTTGAGAAAGATGGCGCTTTAGTTGGTCAGCGTCCTTTTGTGATGGATGAAAGAAGAGTGAAAGACATCCCCAAAGAAGAGCGTGATCAGTTGATTGGGCAAATGGATGCAAACATAACATTTAAAGAATTCTTCAAAAAGACAGATGACTTCTTTCAAAAAGAATGGTTGGGACCAAAGCGTTACAAACTCTTCAAAGAAGGAAAATTTGATTTTGAAAAGTTCTTCGATCCGGATGGACGTCTTTATACACTCGACCAACTTCGCATGTTGGACGAACAATTGTTCAAGAGGTTGGGAATATGAATTTTACTTTAAGTGGTGAAGGGAAAATTCAACTATCTACTCGAGCAAAATACAGATTGCGTAGATGGCTTAGAAAACTTGAAAAGAGGTCGAAGTTATGAAGCAAATAACTATGACTCAAGCACAATACATCCTAAGTACAAATCTTATTGTTGTGCCTTTTGTAAAGAAGTTGATTCCAAGATATATGGCTATTTTAGGATACAACTTCAAACAGCCCAAAGCACAGATTCCGCATTAAACCTAATTCAAACCATAGCACCTTCGGGTGCTTTTTTTATATGAGGTCATCATGACAAAGCAACCGCAAACACTTCAAGAGCTAGTTCAAAATGTTGAATATTTCAATGTGGACCAAGCATCACCAGATGCACTACCTAAACGCATTATATGCATCCTAAAACTTCACTCTGGAGTGCAAGTAAACGGCGAGTATTTGATTCCTGAAGGTTCACCTGTTGGTGATTACAATCCGTTTGCACTCACATCCGCCATTGAAAATTTAAAACAGCTCGGATTTGAAATTATTGAACCACCTTCTGAACCTCAAGTAATCGAAGGTGAGGCAGTTGAGGTTGGCCAGAATTTAGATGAGCCAACAAAGTCACCAGGTGTACAGTCGATTGAAGCGATTTCATCACCTTATATTCAGACGGTTGAAAACTCATATGATGCTCATCATGCAAATCTTCATTCTATTGAAGTATTGACCTCACTTTTAAAAGCTCCTCGGTTAAATAACAAAGTACAGGAATCAACCAATAATAAGCTTATTGAACTGATTGAGAGCCTTTAATTTTCTTTGATGTTTTGAGCGTGAAATCAATTTAACTAGCACCTAAAGGTGCTTTTTTTGTGAGTATAAAAAATGTCTAAGAAGTTATTAGCATTATCAATGGTTGCGTATATCGGCACTAAATCAGTATTAGCAGTGCCTATGTCACGTGGTGAATACAATGAGTACCAAGGTTGGCAAATTCCTGAAAATGAAAATCCAGCAGATCCAGGCTATTTGATCGAGTACAAAGATGGTGGCAAGGCTAATCATCCAGATCATGAAGGTTATATCTCTTGGTCACCAAAGGATGTTTTTGAACATTCATATCAACCAGATGGTATTCAAAATTGTGTAATGGGCCGTGAAATCCATAAAGATGATAACGAAGTAACGGTTTTTCATAACGAAACAATTAAAACCCGAGACGGTGAGCAGTCTCTTGAACCAGGACATTTCTATGATGTCGTGGCTGGAGATTTACTTACTCCAATTCAATTCCAACTTGGTCCAGTTAAGGAAGTTGGAGTTAATGGCATCACGAATGAAGCGTTACTTGCGATTGTTCTACATCGTTTACGTGTTTTGAATGAAAAGTTTCCTTGCCGCGAAAATTCACTTGCTATTACTAATATTGAGCAAGGTCAAATGTGGCTAGAGCAACGTACCCGAAATCGTCAGAAGCGTGGTGTTGAAGGTTTTAACATCGCATAACTTTATTAATCGAAATACAGCGTCCTAAGGGGCGCTTTTTTAATGCCTTGAGATAAGGCTTTACCCCAATCAAACGAGAGGTTTGAACATGTCATTGCCATTTATTGTTGATTCACTTGATGCAATCAAAGAAGAGCACCGTTCTCTATATGTTGAGGAAAACGGGAAGTTTCGCCTCGACTTAGAAGGTTATGAAGATCCAAAAGGTTTGAAATCTGCACTTCAAAGCGAGCGAGATGCTGCTAAGAATGCAAAGTTGGAACTTCAAAAACTTCAGAAACAATTTGAAGGAATTGATCCTGAAATTGTTAAGAAAGTCTTTGCTCAAATTGACCAGGATGAAGAGGCCAAATTAATCGCGGAAGGTAAGGTTAACGAAGTGATTCAGAAGCGTACCGAGAAGATGCGCGAAGAACATGAAAAATTACTGAAAGCCGAAAAAGAACGTGCTGATAAAGCTGAAGCTTATGCTCAAAAGTTTAAGCAATCAGTGATTCAAAGCCAAATTGTTCAAGCTGCAATTGAACTTGAAGCACTGCCAGAAGCGACCCCTGATATCGCCTTTTTAGCTCAGACAAAGTTTGCATTAGATGAAAACGGCAAAGCTGTGGCAGTTGATGAAAACGGGGATGTGGTCATTGGTAAAGACGGCCAGACACCGATGACTCCAAAAGAATGGGTTGAATCTCTACGCGAGCAGAAACCGTATTACTGGCCTAAGCCTAATGGCATGGGCGCACCTGGTAGCAACAATTCAAAAGGTCAGCCAGACATTCTCAAAGCAGATGGCTCGGTAAATATGACCAAATTGGCGCAATTACGAAATGAAAATCCGCAACTAGCTAAAGAGCTAGCGGCAAAACATGGTATTAAACTTTAAGGAGTAAATCCTAATGTCTGAGACAAAAATTGCTGATGTAATCGTACCTGAGTTATTCACTCCGTACGTATTAAACAAAACTGCCGAAAAGTCTGCTTTATGGCAATCCGGTATTGTTGGGGATCTGGATGTAGATGTGGCATTTGGAACAAAAGGCGGTACCACTGTAAATATTCCTTTCTGGGATGACTTAAGTGGTGAGTCAGAGGTTCTCTCTGATCAAAATCCTTTGACTGTAAATAACATCACATCGGGTCAGGATTTAGCAATTCTTCATGCTCGTGGTAAAGCATGGGGTGCTAATGATTTAGCTAAAGCACTATCTGGTGATGATCCTTTAGGTGCAGTTGGTGATCTTGTAGCAGATTACTGGTCACGTGAATTCCAGGGCTTTACTGTGAACACGTTAAAAGGCGTATTCAGTGCTGCAAATATGGCTAGCAATGTTCATGATATTTCAGCAGGAACTGGCACAGCTGCAGTCATTGATGGGCATTCATTTGTGGATGCATCTTACAAACTTGGTGATGCGGTTGATAAATTAACGGCTATTTCAATGCATTCAGCAACTATGGCTGCCTTATCAAAGCAAGGCTTGATTGAAACTGTACGTGATGCTGATGGTGTTTTGCTCTATAAAACATTTATGGAGCGCCGTGTAATTGTCGATGATGGTATGCCAGTTGAAGGTGATGTATTTACCTCATTCCTGTTCGGCCAGGGCGCAATTGGTTTTCAGGATATTGGCGCACCAAATGGAGTAGAAACAGACCGAGATAGTCTTGCTGGTGTAGATATTCTAATTAACCGTCGTCACTTTGTATTGCATCCTCGTGGCATTAAATGGGCAGGGGCGACTGGAATTGCACCGAAGAACTCTGGTCTTGCAACAGGCACCAACTGGGAACGAGTTTACGATCCAAAACAAATCCGTATTGTGGCATTCAAGCACAAGATCAAATAACTAAAAGGCGGGTAACACCGCCTATTTTTTTGGAGATCCTCAGATGGGCCTTTCATCATTTAACCGTGCACGGGAAAGACAACAAATGACAGAAGCAAAAATTAATGAGCTTGAAGAGCAGCTGGCAACTTTAAAAGGTGAGTTTATTGCTTTCCAGAATGATCCTGAAGCAATGAAAGCACGAATTGCCGAGCTTGAATTGGGAGCAGGTAAACAAAACCCTGAAGGTGACAACCAGCAAGCTCAAGACAACCAAAACGCTGGTGATGACCAGGTGCAACCAATTAACTATGCAGGACTTAAAGTTGACGAGTTAAAAGCTGTGTTAGCTGAAAAGGGTATTGCATTTGAATCAGGTGCTAAAAAAGACGAACTTTTAGCATTAATTCCCAAGGAATAATCTATGAGCTTTATCACTGAACAAGAAGCAATTGAACGTGTAGCAGGCTTTAATGCTTTATCTGACGGTGATAAAGCAGACTTTCTTGAAAAGTCAGAAGCTTACTTATTGGCTCGTAATGTTAAGCCTTATGAAGATGTAACCACAGTTCCTAAAGCCCTAAAAACAGCATCATTTGAAGTCATAAAAGGCATCATGAAGGGCGACCTGTATCAAGGCCAAGAACCAGCTTTAAAGCGCAAAAGAGTGAAAGCTGAGGTTGAGTCTGAAAAGGAGTATCAAGATGGTTCTGTAAAGCTTAATGCAACTGAGCAATACATTCTTGATTTGATCAAACCATATTGCAAACGGCGATCAGTCATCTATATCAGGAAAATATGATGGGCTTGAGAGAAGAACTTCAGGCAGAAATTGCTGAAGCATTTGACGAGGATCTAGCTGACGCCGTTCATACTTTTACGTGTGAAAGGATAGTCAGTACAAGCTGGAATCCTAAAACTAACACTTCTGAAAATGTAGTTGAAAATTATTCTGGTCGTGGTGTTTTGTTTGGCTCGTATAATCAGTATGAGATCCAAACGCTAGGTGTACTCGCGACTGATAACAAAGCTGTCATTCTTCAAAATGAAGTGACTATGGTACCGAAAATTGATGATGAGTGGATTACTGGGTTAGGAACATTCCGTGTAATACATATCCAACAAGATCCAGCCGCGACCATTTGGAAGTGTCAGTTACGGAGAGTGTGATGTCTTGGGTTGTATATAAATTTCATGAAAGTGTTCAAGTGGTACCTGAAGATGATTTAAGACCACACACTTTTTTTCATTGTGAATGCCATCCCAAAATTGTGGATGGCATTTTTATTCATAATTCATTTGATGGTAGAGAAGCTACGGAAACACTCTTACCAAGCTGAGAGGATGGCCATGGTTAATAACGATTATGTGCCTGAGTGGTACATATCACCATTTCAACATGTCAAATATACACTCGCAAGAAATCAGTTGCACATGGATCTATTATTTGAGGACATGGGTGAAGCTGATCAATTTTTGGATATGGGAGCGGATGCACAGGTTAGTACTTTTTCTGATGGTGCATGTGCAATCGTCCAAATTGGTGATACGGCGGATAAAGATAAAATTCAAGTATATGGATTGCTTTTACATGAAGCGGTTCACGTTTGGCAAATAGTAAAGAAGCGAATGGGGGAAAGTGAACCAAGTGTTGAGTTTGAAGCATATTCAATTCAAGCGATCGCTCAAGACCTATTTGAAATGTACGAAGCAAGCGAGGTGAGTAATGGGATGGAAGGGGAAAAAGCCGACTAGCTTTAGTGTTGATGTGGTGAAAAATGCTGAAGAACAAGTAAAGAAAATCACGATGGATACCGTGCAATCACTAGTAGTTTCCAGTCCAGTTGATACGGGTGCTTACAGAGCCTCTCATATCGTATCTATTGGAACTGCGGATTATGGTGTTCGTGAACCATCAACTAATCCAATTCAAGATGCAGCAATTCAAGCAGTCAAGTTTAAGCTTGGAAATCTGATCTATATTCAAAACAACCAAGCCTATGGTCCGCGATTAGAAAACGGTTGGTCTGATCAAGCACCTCTTGGTATTTACAGCACTACTTTCACTTACATTACTCAAAAATATGGTGGCTAATATGCCAATGACATTAGAGCAAGCTAGACAAGCAATAGTCGACCGTATGATGACCTTTACAGGAATTTCTCAAGAAAGAATCCATTATCCAAATGCACCAGGCTTCTTGGCACCGGCAAAGGGCTTATGGTGCCGCTTAACCATTAAATGGGGTCCAAGTTTCATTGCTGGGTTAGCCGATACACCCTGTACTCGACGTACTGGGAATATCTTGATTCAATGCTTTGCAAGACCAGACACGGGAGACCAGGCAATAACTATTCTAAGTGTTGCATTACTTTCACATTTTGAATATTTCAGGATTGGGCATTTAGAATGCTTTCAAGGTCAAACGATAGATGCGGGTAAAGATGCTGACTTTCTGCAGTACAATGTGACGATTGGATTTACGGTGAATTGATATGTCTTACATGTTGACGCTAGAAGAAATTGAAATTAAAAAACAAGAGCTTGAACGACACTTGGCAGATGTAATGGCTAAGGAGCTAAGTAAATGGCAGTTGTCTAATAAATTATGTATTTCTGATGTAAAAATTCGCCTCGCTAATGTTAATAGCATAAATGGACCAAATTTAAATATTGTTACTGGAGTAAGTGTTGATTTGGATGATTGATATTAAGTTTTAAAGAAGTTACCGCCTGAGGGCGGTTTTTTTACGTCCCTAATTTTATAGCCACCTTCGGGTGGCTTTTTTTATGCCTAACGTCGGAGTATATAGATATGTCGAGTGGTGCACGTCAGATAACACAAATCGCGAAGGAAACCACTGTTGGTACCACACCATCACCCTTCGCACGTACGACCTTTGAATTTACTGAAAATGGCCTTGATGCGACAGTAACAAAGGAAGACTCTAACTCAATCACAAGTGGCCGTATTGCACGTTCATCAATGATTACCGGTGCAGAGTATGCCGGTGAATTAAAATGTGAAGCGAAGTACAGCGTTTTAGTTCAAGACTTGATGGCTGCAGCTGCTTTTAATAACTGGTCCTCAAATGTTTTAACTTTTGGTGGCACACTTCGTCAAACATTTTCTGTTTTACGTGGCTTTGAAGATGTTAATGACTACCATGTTTTCCGTGGATGTCATGTAAACACTTTTGGAATTGATATTCCTGAAGCTGGCTTAATTACAATGACTTTCGGCCTAATGGCTCTTGGTCGTACAAACTTTTCTTCAGCACCAGCTGGAACAATTACAGCGGCAGATAACAATCCTAAAATGTCGAATGTCTCTGTAGGTGACATTTTAATTGACGGCGTTTCTCAAGCTGGGATTTCATGCTTGACCGCTTTTACATTTAATTGGGATAACACTATGCAGCTACAACGCTGTTTAGGTGGTGGTATTGATGCACGTGCAATCCTAGAAATGCTTGCAACAGGTACAGGTTCATTTACCGCAGCTTGGTCACGAAATACATCCGATATGTATGAAAAGCAATTCACTAACAAAACAATTTCATTAAAAGTTCCAATCACTGATACAGATGGGAATAAATATGAAATTTTTATTCCTAAAGCTGAAATTACTGCCCCATTACCTAGTGGTGGTAATTCAGATCTTTTAAATGCTTCATTCGAATATAAAGTCGTTGAAGTAGCCCCAACCATCACTCGTACACCAGCAGCAGTTCCTGCGCCTTAATCAATCTGATAGCAGCCTTAGGGCTGCTTTTTTTGGAGTTTAAAATGGCTTTAAAAGTAAGCATTCAGACTAGTAAAACAGTTAGTAAATGGCGTAAGTATATTGATGGTGAAGGGAATGTATTAGCTGAATTTAAAGTACGTGGTATCTCATATAAACCATATCAAGTGGCCCTTGAGCGTGCAAATAATCAGATTGCATCAAAAGGTTATGATGTAACTAAAGCTAGTAAAGACGACAAGCTATATCATGAATTGCTTCTTGAAGCTGCGGCCTGCCATTTAATTGAGGACTGGAAAGGCGTGGTTTTTGAAGAAGTAACCGAAAATCAAGAATTGATTGTGTCTGAACCAGAATATTCGCAGGAAAATGCAATTAAGTTGTTGAATCTAGGCGATCTTGGTGTGGCAATTTGGTTGTTTGTGAGACAAGAGGCGGAAAATATCCAAAAAGAAGCTGATGCATATAAGGATGAAGTAGTGGGAAAGTCATTAACCTCTACAACTGGACCAAGTTCAACTCAGAAGAAGAAGCGAGCGACTACAACAAGAAACAAACAGCAATTGCAAAAGCCTTAAATTTAAAAATAGCTAAAACCATTCAAAAGCCTGAATACTCATTTACAGCCAATGCCATTCTTTCAGCATATAACGTAATTTCCCGTTCAAGGCGATATGAGCAAGGCATTCCCTTGGCTTTGGATATTGCAGCTATATCTGCCTATTGTGATCATTATGAGATCCCAGTCGAAAGAGATATTTTTAACGACTGTATCTTTGCAATGGATAATATTTTTCTGGATGATTCTCACAAAAAAATGAAGCGTCCTATAAAAAAATAACCCTAGAGGTATTTACTAAAAATAACTCTAGGGTTATAATTGACTCATCAAGTTAACAAGGGGACGGTGTGAAAAGTCTGGATTTAATCAAAATGATTGAAACGGACGGCTGGTATGAGGTTAGGGTTTCAGGAAGTCATCATCACTTCAAACACCCAACCAAAAAGGGATTAGTAACAATCCCTCATCCTAAAAAGGATTTACCAAACGGAACTGTTAAAAGCATTTTGAAGCAAGCGGGTCTAAATTGACCCGCTTCAATCAGACTCATATAGTCCTATTTCACAGTACGATTTTGTACATGAGGTGAGTGCAATGTTGTATCCAATTGCTATTGAAAGAGGTACAGACACCGAAGCCTTTGGTGTCTCCGTTCCAGATATTCCAGGGTGTTTCAGCGCAGGCGATACATTAGAGGAAGCTATCGAGAATGTTAAAGAGGCTATTTCTGGCCACTTGGAAATCCTAGCAGAAGACGGAGAGGAGATTCCTTTAGCATCTGATGTCAGTAAGTTTATTGACCAAGAAGATTATAGAGGTATGATCTGGGCGGTTACTGAAGTTGATGTTAGCCGTTACTTAGGTAAACCAGAAAAAATCAATGTTACTTTACCAAGCCGATTAATTCGGAAGATTGATGATAATGTTGGTAAAGATAAAAGATTTAAAACTCGCTCTGCTTTTTTGGCCGCTGGTGCTGAAAAGCTACTACATGCTTAAAATAGAGAGGCCACTCAATCGAGTGGCTTTTTTATTTCCCACCTGTTAAATTTTATCCATTAATAAAGATGGGTAATTTCATGAAAAAGATTATTTTATTGGGTTTAGCTTCAATTCTTGGCGGATGTGCAGCCACAACGGATATGATGAACAATCAGTATATGTCTGTTATACCCACTACTACCGATCTAAGTGGCTTTTGGTCTGGCAATAATGGTCCATATGCGGTGACTTACTCATTCAACAAAGACGGCACTGGCTTAATGTGTTCTAGTTGGAATGGTAAAGATTCTCTTGAAAAGTTAAAAATACATGGTGATGAAATCATTTTACAATCAGGTTTAAAGCAAACAATTAAGTCCAAAACCGAAACCAAGTTAGAACTGAATGTTAAATATTATGGTGGTGGTAGTTATCAATACAGCCCAGATCCTAAGCTAATCAATGCCTCACCATACTGTGAGAAAGCACTAAGAAATTAGTCCAAATTAAACAAATAACCCGCGAAAGCGGGTTTTTTATTGCCTGGAGAAAAGTTAAAGATGACTCAAGAATCACGTCTAGTCATTACTATTGATTCGAAAAATGCGGAACGAAACGCAAGAAATCTAGGCAATGAACTCGACAGCATAGAAAAGAAAGGGGATTTTGCATCAAAGTCCATGGATAGTTTATCTGTAGCAACAAGAGCACTTGCTGGACACATGGCAGGTCTTGTTACGGTTGGCGCGGCCATATCCAAAATGGATGAGTATACAGGCTTACAGAACAGACTTAAGTTAGTAACCAAGAATCAAGTTGAGCTAAATAAAGCAACTGAAGATACATTTAGAATTGCTCAAAAAACTTATGCGACATGGAATTCGGTTTTGCAGGTCTACCAGCGTTTTAGTGACAATGCGAAAACACTAAACATAAACATGGACGAAACGGCCCGCTTAACTGAAACAGTATCGAAAGCTGTTGCAATTAGTGGAGCAAGTGCTCAAGCAGCTGATGCAGCACTAGTACAATTTGGGCAGGCATTGGCTAGTGGAACACTTAGAGGTGAAGAGCTTAACTCTGTGATGGAGCAAACCCCTGCTTTAGCAAAAGCGATCGCACAAGGGATGGGTATTACTGTAGGGCAACTACGTTCAGTTGCTGCTGAAGGGAAGATTACATCAAAAGAAATTGTTAAGGCCCTTAAAAATGTTCAAGATGACGTTGATGCTCTTTTTGCAAAAACAGATATCACTATCGGTCAATCACTCACTCTTTTAAACAACGAGATCACTAAATTTGTCGGCGAGTCAGGTAAGGGAAGCGGTGCGGCTCATGTGCTTGCTGATTCGATTCAGCTTCTTGCATCAAATTTAAAGTTGATTTCTGATGGAGCACTGGTGTTAGGGATTGGACTTGTAACTAAGGCAATCGCTACTAAAACCGTTGCGGTATATGCCGATGTTGCAGCAACTGCCGCAAATGTAAAAGCAAGCAAAGAAAAGGTTATTGCAGACGCAGCTGAAGCAGCCGCTGCTGTAAAAACAGCACAGGCGCAAATAGCAAATTCACAAGCAACATTGCAAGTTTTAGCCGCTGAAAAAGCATTAGAAGTTGAAAGACTAAAAGCCCAAATGAATGCGGTCGGTCGCACACAATCAATTACGCGTATGGCCGAATTAAAGAAAATTGAGGCTCAGGTAACGCGAGAATTAGCTGCTGCTGAAACAGCATTAGCAGCTGCTCAAACTAAGGCCAATGCCACAAAAGTGACAGCCTTAACAACATTAGGACGACTCGGAAAAGGAGCTTTAGGACTTGTTGGTGGACCAATTGGTGCGCTCGCTTTGGGCGTTTCAGCCTTGGCCGCAACATACACTTATTTTAAAGACAAGGCAGAGGAGGCAAATAAGAAGCTCGAGGAGCAAGCTGCGGTGGCTAATCGATCAGCCACGGAGTTGAAAAATTTGCAAGGTCAAGCCAAAACAGACGCAATTAAAGACTTAACAACCGCATTCAAGGCTCAAAATGATGAGCTTACAAAGATGGAATATCGGGTAGGTTCTGCGTTAATCGACATTCAGAATTATGCACAAGGAAATGCTGAAGTAGCTCGGATTTCAAATGAAGCGCGTTTAGGAACCATTAGTTATCAAGAAGCTTTGCAACAACTGGCGAAAGTGAAATTACCACCTAGCTTAAGACAGGCACTTGAAGAACAAATTGAAAAATATAAGGATGCATACGATAAAGCCGATAAGACAAAAACAGCAATTAAATTGTTTGGTATTGAAGTAACCATATCTGGTAATAAGGCTCAGAATGCAGCTATTGAACAGCAAAAACATGCTGATGCAATTAAAAATACAAAACAAGCAGCAGATGAGGCGCAAAAGTCATTACAAAAAATGTATGAAGACAAACTGTGGGATACGCAATTTGTCGAAATAGTAATGAAAAAAGGATTTACGGAGTCTCAAGCAAACGACTTACTTAAGCTCTATAAGGATTCAATTGCTAAGGGCCTTAAAGGGGCTGATCAAGCTGCAATTAATTCTTTAAAAGAAATTTGGAAATCTGAAGCTGCAATTAAATCAATTACTGATGCGAGAACAGATGCAATACGTGAACAAAATAAAGAACTTAAAAATCAGCAGAAAGTATTAGCTGTAAATGCAAAGGTTCAAGCCAATGCTACTAAATATAAATTTTCTGACCTAGAGTCTAAATATGAATTATTGCCTGGCCTGCTATCAGCAATCAATATGCAAGAGAGCAGGGGTGATGCAAACGTTATTGGTCCGAATACCAGATACGGGAAAGCTAAAGGTGGGTTCCAGATGCTGGACGGTACCGCTAAGCGGTGGGGATTAGTTGGTAAAGAAGTTTTTGATACCGGTAAAGCTGCAGAAGCAGCTGCGAAATATCTTAACTTTTTATTTAAAAAGTTTGGTAATTGGGATCAGGCAATTTCTGCCTATCATGCTGGTGAAGGTAACGTAGAAAAAGGTACCAATATTGGTCCTGTAAATAGACAGTACGTTAAAAACATTAAAGGATATATTGCTGGATCTAATGGTTTTGATATGAAAGGAGTCTCTGAAAAAGATTTCGATTCATACCTTAATCAATTTCTTAAAACGCAAGAGGAAACTGAAAAGCTACGTGATCAGTATCGAGATAAAGATACGCTTGCAGAGAAAGAATATTTAAAAAGAATTGGTGAGTTAAAGTTACATTTTAAAGATGCAGAGTTAAAGCAACTCACGGATAAAGAGACAGCACGTTACAATGCTCAAAAGGAGTTAAACGCTGAACAACTTGAATTTGAATTAAATGAGTTCCGTTTAAATGAAGTTCAAAAGCTGGAAAAACAAAAGCAGATTAAATTACTTCAAATCAAAGCATCAACTGAATACTCTGAGACTGAAAAAGAAATTCGAATCAAAGCTGTTAATGCAATGTTTGATTATGAAATTTCTGAGTACAGAAAACTCCAAAAGCAAAAATTGGAGGAGTATCGAAAAACAATGTATGAGCAAGCCTCAATACCACAATCAGATGTTATTAATTTACTAGCTAAAAAGAACCTAACTTCTTCGCAATATGATTCTTGGAATCTACAGAATCAATATAGTGATGAAATGCAAAATGCTAATGATGCATATTCGTCAAATGTTAAAGCGATCTCAGAAGATAAAACAATCGTTGACGAAGAGAAGCGCTTCCAGGCCTTATTAGATGCTGAAGAGCTATTCCGTCAACAAAAGTATGCCATCAATGAAAAATATACATTGATGGAACAAGAACTCCAGAAAAATGCCCGTCAAGCTGAAATGGAAGTATATGGCCAGTTATTGTCTCAAGCTTCTACGGTTTGGGGAAATATGACTGCGATGGTAAAAGAATCTGCTGGTGAACAAAGTTCTGCTTATAAAGCTATGTTTTTTGTTCAACAAGGTATTGCCATTGCTCAAGGTATTATCAGTACAGAATTAGCGGCTGCAAAAGCATTAGAGTTGGGGCCGGTATTAGGTATTCCTGCTGCCGCCGTTGTACGCGGTTTAGGGTATGCCTCAGTTGGACTAATTGCAGCCCAAACAATTGCTGGCTTCTCTGATGGCGGTTATACCGGTAATGGTCTTAAACACACTCCTGCAGGGATTGTGCATAAAGGTGAGGTTGTTTGGTCGCAAGAAGATATTAAACGCTGGGGTGGTGTTAGCGTTGTTGAAAGTATGCGTCAAAGCAATCCAAGTGGTTATGCGAACGGAGGTTACGTTTCTAATAATCAGTCTGATGCTATTGCAATACGTAGAGAGTCTAGACAGTTTGAGGCAATCAACTCTAATCAATCTCAATTGAATACGAACGAAAAGCCAATAAATGTGTATGTCACTGTTAATGCCGATGGCACAAGTAAAACAGAGACAGAAAACGACTCAAAACAATTGGGCCAAATGATTGGTAATGCAGTAAGAACTATTATTCGCCAGGAACAAAGACAAGGTGGTTTGTTATCTAAGTAACGCCTGAACTGTTTCCACTTTTCCGTTAATTGGGGTATAGTTTAATTAATATGGTCATACTTTAGTTATGGTCCTTAAAAGCTCGCTTAATGCGGGCTTTTTTTGTGAGAAATAATCATGAGTGACTTAAAATTTATCTTTGAGTGTGATCTTGAAGGTAATAATCAAACCCAACGTTTTAATACGTTATCAACAAAATTTGGTGACGGATATGAACAAAATACTTCAATTGGTATAAACAATCGATCTGGTGAATGGACCTATCAGCGCACAGCTAAGAAAGCTGAAATTTTGGAAATTAAAGCATTCTTTGATAAGCACAAGGGTGCTAATTCTTTTCTATGGGATTCGCCGTTAGATGGTGAAGTGCGCGTTAAAGCAGGGGATTATCAACCAGTTTGCTTGGGTGGAGATACGTGGCGCATTACAACCACATTTACTCAAGTTTTCTATCCATAATTTTTTCTCAACGGCTCCTTAAGGAGCTTTTTTATTGCTTATTGGAGCAGAAACATGGCTATTAAAACTTTAGATCTTGCTGAAGCATATATTGTCGGTGAATTACGCACTCAATTATTAGATGCACGTAGTTTCGGGAATAATTTGCCTGCTGGCAGAATTGAAACTTTAGCGATTAATTATGATCGACCTTCTGATTCAGTGAATATTGCTGTTACACCAGGTGGTGGTTTAAACGGAAGTATGACTTTACTTGATGCTGACATCACAAAGTGGGCAATTCAAACGATCTTAAACACAGCTTATCTCTATCAGGTAGATGTAAACACTTTAAGCCTTAAATATGACTTGGCTGCTAAAAAAATTACTATTGAATATACTCCAGTTGTTTCAGGTCAAGCTTAAGGAGGTCTCATGACTTTACAAAGTGACTTCCAGAAACTTGAACCAGGTGGATTAATTCACCTGTATGAATTAGATGCCAGCTCGTATGGAGTTGGCATTCTTCGATTTCATGGCCATCAGCAAATGAAAAGTATTTTTTGGCAGGGTCAGGAGTTTGAAGCTATTAGTCTGGATGTCTCTGGTTTAGAAATGAGATCAGATGGTAAGGCTTCGGCTCCCACATTAACAATCGCCAATAACCTGAACGGAATACAAGGTGCAATTTCAGCTTACTGTCTCCAATGTAAAGATTTCGTTGGAGCTAAACTCAAAGTTATAACCACACTCACCAAGTATCTTGATGCCAAGAACTTTCCTGAAGGCAATCCAACAGCATCAAATGAATCAAAAGAGCAGATTTGGTATATCGAGCAGAAAACATCTGAAAATGCTCAACAAGTAACTTTTGAGCTTTCAAACCCGATTGATTTTGAGGGGTTGAGAATACCAGTTCGTCAAATTACTTCATTGTGCCATTGGTGCACGATGGGGAAATATCGTGGTGAAGAATGTGGTTATACCGGCGCTGCTATGTTTACAGAAAAGGATGAGCCAACTGATAACCCTGCATTAGATCGATGTGGAGGAAGGTTGCGCTCTTGCCGATTACGCTTTGGAGAAAACAAGCCCCTTCCTTTTGGAGGATTCCCAGCATCAAGCTTAGTTTGAGGTCCTATGAAACTAACAGCAAAAATCAAAAAAGCGGTAATGGCCCATGCTGATGAATGCTATCCGCATGAATGCTGTGGGGTCATTGTAGACAAGGAATATATCCCTTGTCGAAATGTAGCAAACAAATCAGATCAGTTTGAAATACATCCTGAAGACTTAGCTTTTGCAGAAGACCAGGGCGAGATATTAGCGTATGTGCATTCCCACCCTGACGGAACTACAAGAGCCTCAGAACTAGACTTAATTCAAATTGAGTTACATCAAAAGCCTTGGGTAATTTGTTCCTATCCGGATCTAGATTTTCAAATATATGAACCATGTGGTTATCGCGCCCCTTTAGTGGGGCGTAATTATTTTCACGGTTGGCAGGATTGCTACGCTCTTATACGCGATTTTTATAGTCGTGAATTAGGAGTCGAGCTTATGGATTTCGAGCGTAAAGATGCTTGGTGGGAAGATAAAGATCATCCATCACTTTATCTTGAGAATTATGAGAAAGCAGGCTTCTATGAAGTAGATACGCCGCAATATGGCGATATGCTTGTTTGTCGTGTTGGGCGTACTGAACATCCCAATCATGCGATTGTTTGGCTTGGGGATAATGGGCAGCTTAAATCGGAACAAACTGAGCAATGCATAGGTTCAAGTCTAATTCTTCATCATCCATATAATCGTAAATCTGTTCGTGAAATTTATGGCCAACAATGGCAAGAGAGAACAGTAAAGATATTGAGGCATCGAGATGTTAAAAACCATTAAACTGTATGGAGTATTGGGACAAAAGTTTGGCCGTGAATTTAAACTTGATGTTTTAAATACACGTGAAGCTATGCGTGCATTAGCAGTACAAGTTGAAGGTTTCGAGCAGTTCATGTTGAAAGCACATGAGCAGGGACTCCAGTTTGCTGTATTTCTTAAGAGTAAAAATTCAAGCAAAAAGCGTGGAAAGAAAAGCCCATCAATTTATGACCATGAATCAAAACGACTGATTACTGGAGACAATATCAGTGAAGACCAGCTTGATATGAATACTCAAGCTGAAGTTATTCATGTTGTGCCTAGAGTAGTTGGAGCGGGCGGGGGGGGTGGCCTTCAAACAATTATCGGGGCTGTTATGGTAGTTGTAGGGGTGGTTGTAGGGGTGTTTGCTGGATGGACTGGTATTGGTGCAGTTGTGGCACAAGGATTAATCGGGGCGGGTATCGGCATGATGCTAGGTGGAGTCGCAATGATGCTTATGCCAAAGGTCGATAATACTCAAGACCAAAACCAAGATGGTAATAGGGCAAACCAAGGATTTGGTGGAGCTGTAACTACGGTTGCCCAAGGGAACCCTGTTCCGGTTTTATATGGCCAACGTGAAGTTGGTGGATTCATTGTGAGTGCTGGTCAGTATCCTGAAGACCAGATGTAGAAAATTTAATGTGATGTTTTTTAAGGCGCTTAAAGCGCCTTTTTTATTGCGCGAGATTTAAACCTATGGCGATTGTAAAAGGCGCGAAAAAGGGCAAAGGTGAGGCAAGAAAACCTGTAGTTGCTCCAGATTCCGCACAATCTAAAACCTATATAAAAATCTTATATGGTTTAGGTGAAGGCGAAATTGAAGGATTAGCCAATGGCAATCAATCAATATTTCTTGAAGGAACTCCACTACAAGATGCCAATGGGAATCTGACTTATTCGAACGTAAAACTAGATTTCCGCAAAGGTACTAACGATCAAGATTACATTGAAGGTTTTCCTTCAGTAGAAAGTGAAACTGCTGTCGATGTCGAATTGAAGTCAGGTACTCCATGGGTAAGAGCTTTTAATAATATTGATCTTGACGCCGTTCGTATTCGCTTAAAGTGGGGACCGCTTCGCCAGCAGGACTCAAGCACTGGTGATGTTAGCGGTATAACAATTGAATATGCTATCGATATACAAACTGACGGTGGTGCCTGGACAGAAGTATTAAAAACAAAAATATCCGATAAGACTTCTGCAAATTATGAACGAGCTCACCGTATTGATTTACCAAAAGCCGATAGTGGTTGGTTAATCCGGGTACGTCGCATTACACCTAACTCAACCTCTGAGTTTGTAAGCGACAAAATGTATGTTGAGGCATTTACTGAAGTTGTCGATGCAAAATTAAGATACCCAAATACGGCATTATTAGGACTCCAATATGATGCCGAAACTTTTGGAAATGTGGCGAAATTAGCTGTAGATCTGAAAGGTCGATTGCTTTTAGTACCAACCAATTACAACCCGCAAACGCGACAATATACTGGAATTTGGGATGGTACTTTTAAAAGAGCTTACACAAACAACCCAGCATGGATTTACTACGACCTTTGTACAAATGATCGTTATGGTTTAGGAAATCGCTTAACCCCATTCATGATTGATAAATGGTCTTTGTACCGTTTAGCTCAATACTGTGATCAAAGCGTTTCCGACGGGCTTGGCGGCCAAGAACCTAGATTTACATGTAATGTGTACATTCAAAATGCTGAAGATGCTTTCAGTATATTAATGAAATTGGCTGGTGTATTTCGAGCGATTGCCTTCTGGGATGGTACAAACATTATATGCGATGCCGATATACCACAAGACACATATTTCACTTATACCCGTGCAAATGTAGTTGGTGGTGTTTTCGAATACTCAGGAACACGTGCACGTGATCGGCATAATGTAGTTAAGGTTGCGTGGGATAATCCTGCAAATCACTATAAAACAGAATACGAATTTGTTCGCGATGAAAATGCTATTGCTGAGTCTGGCCAAGTACGTATTCTTGAATTAGATGCGTGGGGATGTACTTCTCGTGGCCAGGCTCAACGTGCAGGCCACTGGGCTTTAAAATCCGAGCAAAAAGAGACTCGTACAGTTTCGTTTAAAGTCGGTTTAGATGGGCATATTCCACTGCCGGGAAGAGTAATTGAAATTGCGGATGAACTGTTTGCAGGACGTGCTAATGGCGGACGTGTATCTAAAATTTCTGCTGATCTCAAAAGCATAACCATTGATCGAGATGACGTTATTGCTAAAGCTGGTGATCGTCTGGTTATCAATGGCGAAAATGGCAAAGCACAAACGCGAATTGTTCAGTCGATCTCTGGTCGGGTTATCACAGTAACACTTCCATTCGATGAGAATTCAATTGCTGTACAAAACGTATGGGTTCTTGATGCTCAAGATTTAGCGACAATGAAGTTCCGCGTAATTTCAATCTCGCAAGAAGAAAAACACCAATTTAGCATTACAGCGCTTCAGTACAACCCGCAAAAATTTGATGAAATTGATAACGGGGCATTCTTTGAAGAAGCACCTATTTCAATTATTAATCCTTCAATCCAGGAACCGGTTAAAGATGTTTTGATTACGACTGAAAGTCGTGTTGAACAGGGTATTAATATCACCACAATGATTGTGTCTTGGACGCAAGCGAAAGGTGCCGTTAAGTATCTGGTTGAGTGGCGAAAAGATGATGGATCGTGGATCCGGTTACCGCAAACAGGAAATAATTCAGTCGAGGTACCTGGTGTTTATTCAGGTCAATATCAAGCTCGTGTTACCGCAATTTCTGCTTTTGAAATCGCATCTTTACCAGTTACATCTTCCTTAACTGAAATTACTGGAAAGCAGGGATTACCGCCGAAAATAGCATTTATACGTGCCACAGGTATTTTGTTTGGAATGAAGCTTGATTGGGGATTCCCTCCAACAGGAGCAAAAGATACAGCTTATACCGAAATTGAAGTTTCACCTGATGGCATCAACAATATTGCTCAATTAGGATTGTTTGCATATCCGACTACCACTACCACGATCCAAGGTTTACAACCTAATCTTAGACAGTTTTATCGCGGTCGATTAATTGACCGGATTGGCAATGTTGGTCCTTGGTCTGAATGGGTCAATGGTACGACCACAGCAGATCCGGAAGCGGTTCTTGATCTTATTTCTGGTCATATTAATGAGAGTGATCTTGCCCAAGAGCTTCAAGGTAAAATTGAAAATTCAGTCGATGTATCTGAAGCAGCCCAAGCTGCAGCAAATAATGCCCAAGCTGTTGCTAGTAGCGCCCAAACTGCAGCTAACAATGCCCAAGCTGTGGCCTCTGAAGCTAAGACGGCGGCCTCGAGTGCTCAATCGGCAGCAACCTCTGCTCAAACACAAGCTTCTTCAGCCCAAAAAATAGCAAATGATGCGAGTGTTATAGCGACCAATGCTAAAAATACTGCTGATCAGGCAGCTGAAGATGCGTCTTCAGCAATAACGGCAGCAGCAGAAGCAAAAACTACTGCTAGTAATGCGAATACGACCGCAACGAATGCACAAACCGCTGCCAATGATGCAGCAGCTGCGGCATCGAAAGTGGCTTCTGATTTAACCACTTCGACAAATCAGTTAAATCAAAAGATTGCTGATGAAACTAAAGCACGTACCACGGCAATTTCTAAGTTGAATGATGGTCTCACCACTGAAACCTCTCAACGCAAGTCAGAAGATGCGGCGCTGTTAAGTAATATTGAGACTTATAAATCGAGCACTAACGGCACTTTATCTAGTTTGCAAACGCAAATTAATACGAACGCAACAAACACAAGTGCTAATGCATCAAAAATTACTTCTCTGGATTCACGTTTAACTACAAATGAAGGTAAAACGGCTGATGCAATTAATGCGGCTGCTACAGCTCAACAGACAGCAAATACGGCCGTTACCAATGCGGCGGCAGCAGCTTCGGCAGTTACCGCACTAAAATCAGAGTTGAGTACAGGCAAAGGCATCAACAATATCATTGCGCCTTTTTCTGATCCGCAAGAACTATCTCCTTACATTATCGGTGCGTCGAGAACTGTTGCCTTAGTAAAATCACCAATGCGTATTAAGGGTAATGCTTATGATGTTACCTTTAATGCGGTGGCTGGCAGTATTTATTTTGGTTCCTCGTCACTAGCAACAGTCAATACTGCGGCGGCAGGTGTTGTCAGTGGCGGAAAGCGTTACATGCTAAGCGCTTATTTAAAGAACCTCGATGCCACTAAACAGGCAGATGTTTACTTTACATTGCATTGGTTTAAACGCGCAGCAGACGGCACTTTCACGGCTTCTCAAAGTGTTTTATTAAATCAGGCAACTAACAACACACGAGTAACACCTTCAAACGACGGCGGTACAATTAGCTGTAAAGCTGTAGCAGCACCGCCAGATGCAGTTGCCTTTGCGGTTATCTGTTCTGGCAACAGCGTTTATAACGTCGCTGGTTCACGCATTCTCATTGACATGTTAATGCTTGAAGAGGTCGTTGGTGTCGATGTACCTGCTTCAACATGGACAGCAGGACCAACTGATTTAAGTGCTATTAAATCCGCTCTTGATGCCAATGCTTCTGCTATTAGCAAAATCGATACCCGTGTAACAAATGCCGAAGGCACCATTACAAGCCAAGGCAATTCAATTACTCAATTAAATAACAGCGTTACGTCAATCAATGGCGAACTTACGAAGAAAGCTGATGCTACGGCTTTAAATGCCTTAACCAACCGAGTATCGACAGCAGAAGGCACAATTACAAGTCAAGGCAATTCAATTACGTCTTTACGTAATGATTTAAACGCAACAAATGACAAGGTTTCGTCAAAAGCGGACTCAAGCACATTAAATTCCTTAGATTCTAAGGTTACAAGCATTGATGGAAGAGTAACTAGCAATACGAATGCTGTGACCTCATTGCAGGGTCGTGTTTCAACCGTCGAGGGTGGACTTTCATCGAAAGCAGATGCCTCGGCATTAAGCAACTATTACACCAAGACAGAAGCCGATGCTGCTACTTCTGGTGCAATTAATACCTTCAATAGCCAGTTAACGATCGGCGGCGTAAACGCTGTTGCGAATTCAGAGGCACCACGCACTTCAACCGCCGCAACCAATAAAGAATATTTACTGTATGAACGTAGTGCAGAACTGAAAGCGTTCTATGACGAAAATCTTGATAAGCCAATCACGATTTCATTTGAAATGAGTGTGCCTGTTGTTGGTTCTGTGCAAGTATATTCATCTAATGGGTCTGCACATACCTTTACAACAAGTGTTAATGCAGTTATTGCAAACCAATTTATTAAATATTCGGTTACGGTAAATCCTAAAACCCATACCGCAAGCACAACTGCTTCGACTATCGAGTTTTATGGAACGTATGGAACTGGCCGTATCCCGACGATTCGTAAACTGCAAATTGAAGCAGGCACTAAAGCTACAGCTTGGAGTCCTAGCCCTCGTGATACAAAGGCTGCAATTGACGCCAATGCTTCTGCAATTCAAACGACCCAAACAAAAGTTGACAATATCGATGGACGTTTAACTACTGCTATTGATTCGATTACCTCTCTAGGTTCTCGAATGACGACTGCCGAAGGGAATATCACTGGCACTAATAACGCCGTGAATGGTCTTTCAACTCGTATGGCCACAGCTGAAGGAAAAATCACAAATCAAAGTGATTCAATTACATCCCTTCAAAATAGTGTTTCGTCGATTAACAGTACGTTAGCAAACAAAGCTGATTCAAGTGCCGTTAGTAACTTAACAAGTCGCGTTACGGCTGCCGAAGGGAATATCACAAGTCAAAGTGGACAGATTGCCACTTTGAACAATAGCCTCACGACGACCAATAACACCCTAAATGATGTTAATGCTTTAGCTAGACTTCTATCGCTTGGCAAACCTTTAAGAGACGACCCAACATTTAAGACAACCTCTTCGGGTGGACTTTCAGCTTATGTCTTCCCGGCAGGTACTTCTTGGGTTAAGCAAGCTAAATCAACAGATAATCCTACAGACTCTACAAGCGAAATGCTCATTAGAGCTACACAAGCATTAGGTGGGGGATGGTACCCAACAGCACCAACTCTTGTACTCACTGCAAATAAAACATTTTTAATTAAACAAATTATTAAGATGCCTGTGGGTACAAAGTTACTTGCCGTTGGGAATGCAACCGGCACTGGTGGCTACATCAAAATCCTAGGCAATGATTTAGGAACAGGTAAATTTGAAACTTACTACACCGTTGTTCAAGGTGGTACTGATGTAGCTAATACTATTCAGGGACATAACCGTGTAGTTAATGCGGCAAATCCGCCTGTGCCTTCTACAACAAGCCCTGTAGACGTAATTCTTGCATCTTATGAAGTGTTTGATGTTACTGCGGTAAATGACACGATTCCTAAAGCATATAGTGACTCTATTGCCGCTAATGCTTCTGCTATTTCTAATCTCACTAACACAGTCACTCAACAGGGCAATACGATTACTTCTCATAGTAATTCTATTACTCAACTCAACAACAGCATCACAAGCATTAATGGTTCTCTTTCGAATAAAGCGGACGCGAGTGCATTACAGTCGTTGGATTCAAAAGTAACACTGATTGATGGGAAAGTTACTTCAAATTCATCGGTATTAACGGCTTTACAAAGTAGCTTTGATGGGTTACCGAACCAAGGTGTGAACTTACTCGGTCCAGAAATCTCAAATCCAGTTGAAAAACCAAATTGGATTTCAGGTCTTCCATTTGAAGTTATTCAATCACCAGATACGGTGAATGTGCGGGCGTTCCAATTCACGATGCCAGCCAACACCACTAGCGGCACTTACTTCAACATTGGTGGCGGTCAAGTTCCACGTCAATGGCTAACAGAAGGCACATACATTTTTAGTTTTGTTGCTAAAACTGTCGGTGGGACACCTCCATATCCGATTGATTGGGTAATGTACAACGTTAGCACTGCTCGTCAACGTTTCAATATTACAGAGACATTAACTCGTTACAGTGCGGTATTCACCGTTCCTGCTGGCGGCGCGGCAGCATGTATGTTGTTGTATGGAAACCCTGCCGGCAAGGCTGCGGGCCAAGTCATCAACATTGAACGTATGATGCTTGAGCGTCAGGTTGGAACTAATACCACACCTTCGACTTGGATTGCAGGAAGTGATCCAACTGGAATGATCATTTCGACCCAAGCCAAAGCGACTGATCTGTTTAATACAGCCACTAATCAAAATAGTGCAACTGCGGGACGTGTCACCAGTCTCGAAAGTCGCATGACGACTACAGAAGGCAATCTAGCCAAGAAAGCTGACGCTTCTGCGCTTCAAACACTTGATACCAAAGTATCGGATGTTGATGGCAAAGTAACATCGAACACTAATGCTATTACGTCGCTTAACTCTGCTTTAACGAATGCAACTTCTGCTATTAGCATGAATGCAGGTAGTCCAATTGCAGATTGGACAACTTATGCAGCTACAGGTGAGTTCAACGTTATCGCAGAAGCAACAGGGCAAAGCGGTAAAGTAATTCAGCTCGGTAACAATGCTGGCAACGATACTATTTGGTTGCATGCAAATAATCTAATTCCTTTTGATCAAACCAAAACTTACCGTATCCGTGCTCGTTATCGTCGCCGTGCTGGTACTGGCACAATTTACCTAGGCATTGCACAAAAAACTCCTGATAAGGCTTGGTATGTAACTACTGGCAATACTCAAGCAGCCAACATGGCTTCATCTAACTATGTTGTAAATGCTCATGCGCCTGCTATTGATGAATGGCAAGAGATCGTCGGGTACTTCAAAGGGCGTTCAACTGGTGCTGCGACTGGTTCAGGTTCATTAGCAAACCCTCGCACAGCCTCACAAATGACTGGCTTTATTACGCCTTTGTTTATTGCTAATTATCAGAACCAAGCGGGTATTGTTGAGCTTGATTATTTAATTCTTGAAGACGCAGAAGCTATTGCGGGCAACCAAGCGAATGCAACTGCCTTAACTACACTTGATACCAAAGTATCGGATATAGATGGGCGCTTAACAACGGCGACAAATTCAATCACTTCGCTGGGTTCGCGCATGTCTACAGCCGAAGGGAATATCTCAGCGGCAAACTCGGCTCTAAGCGGTCTTTCGACAAGAATGACGGCTGCTGAAAATGGTTTAACTAATCAAAGTAATGCGATTACTAATTTAAGTAACAGCTTGACGGTTACAACCAATACAGCGAACGCTGCATTGCCGAAAATTCAAGGAGGCACTGGCGCAGCTAAGCTGTTTAGGGGTGTTCTTGTATGGCAGCAAAATGGCGCTAACTTGACTGGCAATATTGTTATTCAGACGCCAATTACGTTCACAAATAAAATGTTCAGATTGGCGCTTTCTGGTTATAACTACTTAGCCGGTAAAAATGAAATTAATCTGAACATTGGCGGTTATGCGTATACGGGCACCTCTCTACTTCAACATGGAGTGGTAAATTCGGGCACCATGCCGATCCGTGTTCGTATGGGCGTTCGTAACGGCACAGTAGTCATTATTTTGACTTCTCAAGCGCCTGGTGCTTATTGGAAATATCCTAAGTTCAATTTAGACGCGGAAATCGGCTACACAACCCCTCCTGATGATTGGATTAATGGTTGGTCAGCAACTTTGGTCGCAGAAGCCGATCTTGCATCTAATGGCATTTCGGCAATCATTGAGCCATCTTTGTTAGATATTTCAACAGAGATTAACGCCAATGCTTCTGCAATCAGCTCACTGTCAAATACAGTGACTCAGCAGGGTAATACTATTACTTCTCACAGTAATTCTATTACATCCTTAAATAACAGTATTACAAGCATTAATAGCTCACTTACAAACAAAGCCGATGCAAGTGCTCTAAATAACCTTTCGAATCGCGTGACAGCGGCAGAAGGGAACATTACAAGTCAAGGTAACTCAATCACAAGCTTGAACAACACGCTTACGAATAATGACTTATCGAATCTTGTTCTCAATCCTGACTTTATTGATCCAAAGAGTGGTTGGACTTCTGGCGTATTTGTTGATGCGACTGATGCTGCACCTAATCCACCATCTCCAAAGGCACTAAAACTTAACAATCGCGATAGTTATTATGGTCCATTTGTTAAGTGCAATGTCGGAGACATGTTCTATGTTTCCGCTTGGTTTGCAACGCCAAATACATCAGCAACTGCTTCCGCAGTAATTGGTTTTAATACTCGGAATAGTGCTGGTACTTATACTTGGTACACCGTAGCTGTCAAATCTACAGACAAAAATGCTTGGGGCTTAGTTGAAGGTTATTTCACCGTTCCTGCGGGTATGGTTGACATCCGACCTTGGCTACAAGTGAGCATTGCTGCGTCAGAAGCGGCGGGGCAGCAATGGCATGTTACAAACATTCAAGTACGTAACATTACTGGTAATAAGAAGTTAGCAACCGACTTGCAAGCAACCTCGTCTGCATTAAGTACGCTTGATTCTAAAGTTACAAATATTGACGGTCGTGTAACTTCTGCATCAAACAGCATTGTTTCTCTTAATAATAGCGTTACAAACATCAATACCGCACTTTCACAGAAAGCGGATGCGACTGCGCTAAATTCCCTTTCTAACCGGGTAACTACTGCCGAAGGGAATATCACCAGTCAGGGTAATTCAATTACCTCATTGACCAACTCGTTAGCTGTGAGCGGCAAAGGTGGAACTAACCTTCTCATTAAATCTAATGTGGTCGGTACTTATAACGGGACAGCTTATCCACATCACGTTTATGAAATGGGCGAAGATTGGGAAGTAGGTGCAAAATACACGTTAATTTGGTGCGCTGAACATGCACGTGGAACAGGAGATGGTAGCTCATATTTATCAGTTTATGCCGGCGGTGGAAGTCAGTCTTTACAGTCTATTGTTAATACAGGCGGCAAAGTAGTAAACAAAACTACTTTTACAAAAAGTACGGCTGGAACTGGAAAAGTAATCAACTTCTACATGATCAACCGTCCGACAGCCGACAAGGGTAGCGTTGGTACGGTTTATTGGGCGGTGCTTGTAAAAGGCGATGTACTCACGACTGATGCTTGGATTCCGAGCACCTATGATTACATCCCTGATAGCAACGCAAACGCTTCTGCTATCACCAACCTCACTAACACAGTCACACAGCAAGGTAATACTCTTACGTCTCATACGAATAGCATTACTTCGTTGAACAACAGTATCACGAGTATCAACGGCATTTTAAATACGAAAGCCAATACTTCTGCTGTTTCAGATCTCGACAGTCGTGTTACGGATGCAGAAGGGAAGATTACTGCAAATACCTCTTCAATTACTAGCCTTACAGCAAATTTAAAAAGCACCTCAAATGGCATCACCATGTCTGCATCAATTGATGTAGATCCAGATAGTGAATGGATTTACTGGACCAAAAATGGTGAAGTTGCCAGAGCTGATGACACATCTGCACTTGGAGGCAAAGTCTATCGCTTTGGTAACAATGCTGATAACGACCATGTAAACGCAAGATCAAAAGCAAAACTTCCTTTTGATCAAAATAAAACGTACCGCATCCGTGCTAGATACCGTCGAGTCAGTGGAACGGGAACCATTTATTGTGCTGTATTTGGAATTGCAAAAGATGGCGTTTCACACGTTAATTCAAGCAATACAGTGACAACTGACGCTGGTTCTTCTAACTACTTTGTTTCAAACCAAGCGCCTGCACTTAATGTATGGCAAGAAGTTACGGTATATGTCAAAGGCCGTGCGGCAGGGGCGGCTACAGGTGGTTGGACTTTAGATAATCCTCGTCAACTTCCAAATGCTACGGCGTTCATTAGTGTCCAATTCCTTGCAAATTACTCTAATGCCGCTGGTATTACTGAGCTTGATTACCTCATTATTGAAGATGCTGACGCAATTGCTAGCAATGACGCTACCGCTAAGGCTTTATCTTCGCTAGATACTCGTGTAACAACGGCTGAGGGCAAAATTACCTCTCAAGGTAATTCAATTACCCAGTTAAACAACAGTATCACGACTATCAATGGCACATTGTCAAGCAAAGCCGATAGCTCGGCCTTAAACAGCTTGGCTAACCGCGTATCTACAGCCGAAGGTGCAATTTCATCTCAAGGTTCAAGCATTACCTCCTTGAATAGCTCTGTAACTGGAATATTGAAAGATATTGAAGTTACGGATACCCGCTCAACCAACCAACCGCCATCGTGGTATTGGTCAAATTACCCGAAACGGATTGTTCGTGAATTTAAGCAGGCTTCAACAATTGGGTTATCAGGAGTGGGGACATATGTTTCGCTTGAAACATACGTTTATTATAGCGACGCTACTGGTGGACCAATTATTCAAATTGCACGCGGCACAGATTCGAAACTTACTGCTGAACGTCGTAGTGCGAGTACAGCGGCATGGAGTACATGGACACAAGATATAAAAGCAATAAGTGATGGGCTTGCAAATAAGGCTGAAGCATCCGCACTTTCATCACTTGACTCGAAAGTGTCGGTTATTGATGGGAAAGTTTCTACTCAGGCTTCAAGTATTACTACACTGCAAACTACTGTTGGTGGGCATACTTCAGCAATTCAGCAAGTTACTGAAAGTGTTGATGGGGTTAAAGCTCAACAATATTTAAAAATGGATGTGAATGGGCATATAGCTGGACATGGTTCAATGAATGATGGAACCACTTCAACATTCATTTTTAATTACGATACCATCCAATTTGGCGCACCAGCTGGGGTAGATGGAGTGACCCCAAAGCCAATAATGTCATTGCTAAATACTCCATTGACTCTGCCAAATGGAACAGTTATCCCAAGAGGCCTATATGTTGATTCAGGGAGTTTTGGTTATATAAATGCAAATCGGATTTGGGCAGATAACTTAAGTGTTATTAGTGCAGACCTAGGTTCTATTAAAGTCAAAAATGCAAATATTGATGATGGAGCGATTAGCACCCTTAAAATCCAAGATGAAGCAGTAACTGTTCCGATAGGTGTGACCTTTCCATCTAACTCAAATATTCCTGATTTTGATAATCAGCTTGTAGATGAAGCTTCTATTAATGCTTGGTTTACATGGTCAAATGGAAAAGTTGCATCAGTTAATATGGCAAGGTCTGGAGGAAAGGCCCTTATCAGCGGGGGTATAATGTTAAAACAATTTACAGTTCTAACTTCTATTAATGGAAATACAACAAGGGCTGATTTGGCTTCTTTAATTAGTCTCATTGTTGGTGTGTACAGAAACGGAACTGAGATTGCTCGTCATTACTTTGCACCATCTAATACACAAAATAATATTTTGTACTTTAGTGGATCTTATACGCTACCTCCAACTATTGATAATGCATTTTCAGGCAGCGCTGAATATAGCCTTAGAGTAGCGATCGGAAGAAATACCACTTCAGTAAGCAATGTTAAAGCCTCGTACTTTAAAGATGCATCTAATCAAGCTGCATTACCTTTTGAATTAACGAGTAGAACATTAACTGTAATTGAGTTGAAAAAATGACAGCTATAGTTTCAAAACATGGTGAATTATTGTTTCAGATTTCTGGCAATGATGAAACGGTTAAATTGAACACGCCAGATGATTGTCTTGCAGTTGAAGACCCACCTTCATCAGATATGTATTACTACAACGGGGAATGGGTTGAAATGCCTGTAAAACCAACACCTCATCATATATTTAATTTTCAGATGAAAGATTGGATTGATCCTCGTTCTCTAGACCAGGCTAAGGAACAAAAATGGCTTGAGATAAAACAGATGAGAGAGACCACCGAGTTCGGTGGTTTTATATTTGAAGGTAATAAATTTGATTCTGATGAAAAAGCTCAGAGCAGAATAATTGCAGCAAGTGCTTTGGGGGTAGATGTTGAGTGGACCTTATTTGATAATTCCGTTATTACACTGTCAGGGGATAAATTAAAACTTCTGCAACAGGCCTTAGCAGAGCATGTATCTTTGTGTCATTCCCGTAGTAGACAAGCAAGGGAGCGTATTTTTGCTGCTACGGCTTTTGAAGAATTAGAGGCAATCACCTTTTAACTTTTACACTCTAATTCACGGCACCCATAGGGGTGCTTTTTTTGCCTAAAAAAAATGGAGGAATGAGCTGCAATGAGTAATTCACTTTGCTATTACACAAGCAATGATCGAATCACAAAATAAACTACATGATAAGCCAATTGTATGTACGAGTTCAGAGATGGGGGGGAGTGGAATTATTCTTGTATGTTCTTTCATGATCTATTTTCTATTTAAGTGATTTTAAATTTTTTATAGCACCCAATCGGGTGCTTTTTTATTTCTGGAGTAATGGCTATGGAGCCACTTTCAACAAGCAGTATTACTGCATTTTTAAAGTTTTATGGTGCGGCAATTGCTGTCACCTTAGCAATTTCATTAGTTGCTGCCGTCGTTTTAATGACACGAATGCCAAGGTCTCCTCAAGAATGGGCCGTGGGTTTGATTTGCACCGTTGTTTCCAGTTTATGTGGCGGTTCATTCATTATCGTGAAATGGGGCTTGCATGAGTGGGTTACTGATATTTGGGGAATGATTGCTATAGGTGGTTTTTTCTTCATTTGTGGTTTGCCCGGTTGGGCCATTGTGCGATGGACCTTTAATTTCATCGACAAGCAAGAAGGGAAAACAATTTTTGAAGTTATTAAGGCTTTTAAGAAAGCCAAAGACGAAATTAAAAACAGTTAACCGCCGAAAGGCGGTTTTTTTATGTAAAGGATAGTGAAATGAATATCGAAAAGTACCTTGATGAGCTAATTAAGCGCGAAGGCGGTTATGTGAACAATCCAGCAGACCGTGGCGGTCCAACTAAATATGGCATCACACAAGGTGTTGCGCGTGAAAATGGCTGGAATGGCAATATGAAAGATTTGCCGCTTGAAGTCGCAAAAAGTATTTATAGAAAACAGTACTGGTTGGAACCGCGTTTTGATCAGGTAAATGCACTTAGTCCATCTGTTGCTGAAGAATTGTTAGACACAGGAGTGAATTGTGGGCCTAACTTTGCAAAGCCTCTTTTACAACGTGCTTTAAACCTGCTCAATAATCAAGGTAGAGCTGGTTGGCCTGATTTGAAAGTAGATGGTGTTTATGGCTCGGCTACACTGGGGGCTTTAAAAACTTATTTATCAAAACGCGGGAAAGACGGCGAGAAGGTGTTAGTACGCGTGCTCAATATCATGCAAGGTCAACGCTATATTGAAATTTGTGAACGTAATCCAAAACAGGAACAATTTTTTTACGGTTGGATCGCTAACCGGATCAACTAGTATGAAAATTTTCCATTGCAAGCGGACTAAATTTGCTTCATTAATTACAGTACTGTGCATTCTATTTTCAGGATGCACAGCCCACACGATCAATAATAATGTGAGTGTCGGCATTTGTGTGAGAGCCCTTTAAGGAGGGCTTATTGCATTGTGCAAATATTTTCTCAATTTAAAGAAAGATTAAGGAATTTGAGCAAAATTATTCACATTATTTAAAAAATTCAAAGATGATAATATCAATTTAAGTGCTCTTGCAATTTATATAAAATATCTTTTATAACTTTGTTATATGTATTTGTTCTTAATGATAAATACTCTTCAAATAAGTAACTATAATTTTTCCAGAATTGATTATATGAAGAGTAGGAAAGTTCATCTTCATTGTTATAATATTTAAAAAATTGTCTGTATAAGTCTTTTTGAATTATTAAAAACTCATCTCCTTGATTTGTAACTACGCAATAGTCAACCAATTGACTCATGAAATTCTTAAATTCATATTCAGCTTCTTGCACTTGTGAAAACATCAGATTCATTTCATTTCTTTTTTCTATAACCTCTGGAGCATCAAGTTGTAGCTCTAAATCATTATGCCAATCGATAATACTTGATAAGTTTGAAAAAGTATCATGAGCTTTAAATAACGATAGCTCAAATTTTTTATATTGATTATATGTCTTTAGAGCAAAATCGTTTCGTACCTGTTTATTATGTAATTCCTTCCAATCATTAAAAAGAGAAATTGCTATTAATGCAGCTATAAGGGTAGCACCTATAGAAAATATATCCTTAATAAAGGAAATATCTATTTGTTGAGAATAAAATGACTTCAAAATTACTATTAGAAAAATGCATATGAATACCACTATTCCAAAAATGCATATTGCATTTATTACATTGTCTTTATTTAAGCGCATAATACAGTTAGCAAAAATTATTTATTAATAATCAATAATTCACCCCAAGTAAAGGGATTTCTGCTCAATTTATCTCGCGACATTGACCAGTTTCGACCAGGTATATAACAAGGACCAACACCGAGCTTTTTCTTTCCGAATTTGTTGTGTACATTATCAAGTGTTTTCATTAATATTTCTTTTTTCTCAATCAGTTCAAAATCTGTTAATAGATCATATGTATGACCAGCCTTAGGCTCTAAACCAGTTAATATGACACCGCATTTTTTATACTTGATGCCTTCTTTATAAATATCAGATACCATCTTTACTGCTGCTTTTACGAAGTCCAGCGCGCTATCAGTAGGCTCCGAAAAAGAGCCAGTAATTGACTTGTTATAAAAAGGAACATTTGGGTCAAAAGGATTTGACTGTACGAAAGCAATCATACATCCACATAACAAGCCTTCATCCCTTAAGCGTTTACACGCATCTTGAGCATACATAGAGATAGCTTCTTTTAGATCCGTTAGTTCAGTAACACGACCGCCGAAAGACCTGCTTGCAACTATTTGCTTTTTCGATGGGGGAGTATGCTCGATCTCTATGCATGAAGTTCCCTGCAATTCATAGATAGTTCTGGCCATCACAATTGAAAACTTTTTCTGCATCTCTCTCGGCTCAGCACAGGCTAAATCAAGCACCGTATTAATCCCCATACCTTGCAGTTTTTTAGAATGCTTACGGCCAACACCCCAAACTTCAGATACTTCAATCAATGAGAAATAATATTCTTTGTTGCAAGGATCCATATTTACGAGATCGCACACACTATTAAAGCCAGGATTCTTTTTAGCGATATGGTTGGCTATCTTCGATTCTGTTTTACTTCTGCCAATGCCAACACAAACAGGTAAGCCAAGCCACTTCCAGATTTGTTGACGCATCTCTTGGCCAACCTTTTCTAAATCAAAGTTCTTTTCATAAGCTGTGAAATCAACAAAGCACTCATCAATTGAATAAGGTTCAACTTCTTCCGCAGTTACATACGAACTCAGAATCTTATGAAACCGCCTCGACATTTCTGCATACATTGCATAGTTGCTTGAAAGTACGATTACGTTATGTTGCTGAACAATGTCTTTAATTTGAAAAAGCGGCACACCCATTTTTATATTTAAGGATTTTGCCTCGTTGCTACGCGCCACGGCGCACCCATCATTATTTGACAAAACAATAACTGGTTTATTATTCAATGATGGGTCAAAGACACGCTCACATGAAACGTACATGTTATTTACATCGATGAGAAAAAATACTTTGTTCTCATGTTTCATGACTTAATGCCGTGTCATTTTAATGATATGAGTGACAACGCCCCAGATAATCAGTTCTTGGCCGTCCGCTAAATAAATATTTTTATAATCCGGATTCTCTGCTTTAAGCCATTGGCCTTTTTCATCGATCATTAATCGTTTAACTGTGAATTCATTGTCAATTAGTGCAATAACAATATCGCCGTGCTTTGCATCAAGACTACGATCCACAATCAATTCGTCATCAATATCTATACCTGCATTGAGCATTGATAGTGATGCAACTTTGACAATAAACGTTGAAGTTTCGTTCTTAATTAAGTGCTCATTCATATCAAGCACTTTATCTATGTAATCTTGTGCAGGACTGGGGAAACCAGCGGAAATCTTTTCGAGTGCGTAGGGGATAAGCATGTGAGTTGAAGGTACAACTTGCTTAAATGATAAAGCTTCAGATAAAACAATACTTTGTGTGATGTACGGTTTTATCTGAATAATGGACGGTGCAATTTCGCTCATATGTTTCCCCTAGCTTGATTTTGTAACATATTCAAGATGATATTCTAGAGATGAGCTTAAATTCAAATTTAAAAAGCTGTGGATAAACAAATAGAAGTCAAAAATTGACGTAGTCAAAAGTGCATTTGGTCGGAAATTAGTCAGCCCAACTATCTACAATATTAGCCCAGTCTTGCAGCATTTTACGTCTGCTTTCTAGGTATTTTGCATGGTTATATGTTGCTCTGGTTTTATTTCCATCTGCATGTGCCAATTGCTTTTCAATCCACTTGTCGTCGTAATCCTTTTCATTTAGAAGGGTAGATGCGGTAGCACGAAAATCATGGGCAGTCACATCAGATAAGCCTATATAATCAAGCATTTTATTAAGCGTTGTTGCTGACAGCATTCCATCTTGATAAATCGCAGGGAACACATATTCACGATTGCCGACAATATTGCGTTGCTCTTGAAGAATATTGAAAACTTGGTCAGACATTGGAACGATGTGAATGCGCTTCTTTTTCATCATCTCTTTTGGAAATGTGATTGTTCTTGCTTCAAAATCTACATATTCCCACTTCATGCGGCGGATCTCGATAGTCCTAAGCATAGAGTAGAGCATTACTAGCCCAGCATTTTTTACTGTAGTAGATCCACCATAGCTATTTAATTTATTTCGAAGTTGTACGGCCTCATGTTTTTCCATAGGTCTTGCGTGCTCTATTTCTGGACGCTCAACTACATTTTTAACTGCATATGTAGGATCATAATCAGCTCTAAGTGTGGCGATTGCATAACGCATTACACCGCCAATAAAAGTACGGTTCTGAATTGCTGATACTTCGCCGGTACCATGATTTTTTTGGCGCTTAACTCGTGCAATGGTTTTTTTCATTATTGTCAAAACATCTGCCGAGGTAACTTCTTTAATATCTTTATCGCCAATAACTTTTAAAATATCTTTATCAAGCGCTCGCTGAAAAGCCTCTTGATATCGCTCTGACCGTTTATTTAATTTTTCTTTTTTAAATTCTGCAGCTACATCTTTAAATAGAACTCTATTGTCATATTCTTCGTGTTTAGCTTTTTTCTGGTTTTCTTTTTCTTCTACAGGATTTATACCACTCGCTACTAATGATTTAGCTTCATCTCTTTTTGAACGAGCTTCAGCCAAGCCAACAATAGGGTACTCACCCAAACTCATCATTTGAGTTTTTTTAAGCCATTGAAAGCGATAACGCCAATATTTTTTTCCATTAGGTTTAATTTCAATACATAACCCATCAGAATCACCGAGACGATAAAGCTTTTCTTTTGGTTTAGCACTTCTGATTTTTGAGTCACTTAACATGAAATCTTGAGTATCCGATTTGATTTTTGAGGCGGTACTCAA